AAGAGCTTGAGGAAGCAGTACAGGAGTTCCTGAAAGGCGTGCGCGAAGCACTCTGGGGCCAGTTCTACTTACAAGGAGAACGAAATGCAGGTGGCGGTAATCGGGTGTGGGCCGGCAGGACTAGCGGCGGCGCACGCAGCAGCAGGCCTCGCCTCAGAAGTGACCATCTGGGCACCGCCCGTTAGGTCGCCGCAACGCGGGCCGCTCCTGCTTCAGCGACCCATACCAGGGATCACGACTGATCATCCGGACGGGTATATCAGGCAGATCGTGATCGGCGGGTCCATCCTAGATTACCGTTACAAGCTCTACGGCGACATCAACATCAGCATCCAGGGTAACATCCTCCGGCCGGGCTACCACTGTTGGGACCACATCGCGGCGTATGACAGGATGTGGGCCATGTACATGGATACGCCCGGCCGGATGCTTTACCATCATATCGACGAGTACATCAGCCCAAAACGGCTATACGGCATTCACGACAAATACGACCTTGTAGTGAATACCGCGCCGCTAATGAAGCTGTGTGTGCGAGGTCACAAGTTTACTTTCAAGCAAGTCGACATTACTATGGGCTACTCCTACCCGGACCAGCCCGAGGACACGATCATATTCAATGCTGGTGATAAATACGACTGGGTGCGCTCCTCACGGGTATTGGGCAACAGTTGTACAGAGTGGCTCATCGGTACGGCTCCGCCTGACCTAGAGCCGTTCACTATCCGTAAGCCGATCAGTCACGATTGTAACTGTTTCCCTCGCGTGCTAGGCACCGGACGGTTCGGCGCGTGGCGTAACGAGACGTGGGTTGATACAGCATACTACGCGGCGCGGGACGCGATCATATCCATACAGAGACAAGACACCTGGAATCAAGTCCAGTAACAAAAGCAGGAAGGCAGGAAGGCAGACAGTGTCAGACGTATACGATACCACAACTACGGCGTACGGGTATGGCCTCGAACCTACCAGGGCATCACGCGCTACGTCAAGGCCAGTCGACGACATGAGCTACCACGGTACCCGCTCTATCGCCAGCAAGCGCCTGACCCTGGATCGCGGGCGCTCCATATCGCCGTCCAATAACGGCATCGTCCAGGTCGGGCAGGATGGCCTAGAAGTCGTCCTGGTACAGGACTACGATGACAAGGTCATGGACACCATCGGCCGGTGGGCAGGCTCCGCGTCGGTCGGTGCGCCGCCCGAGATAGTCAACCGTACCGACCCGGAAGCATTCCTGTCTGGCGGCCTCGCGTTCCAGAGCCTGGAGGACATCCGCGTTGCGTTCGGTGTACGCGGAGCTAGCCGCGTCCTGACCCATCAGCTAGTCCGGACCAGGCAGGCGGCGTTCAAGCAGCAGTCCCAGCGCGACTGCTTCATGGGCGACATGCCAGAGTTCCGTATGCCGGAGTCGGTGTGGATGGACATGGAGCTACGTAGCAGGTGGATCCATGTCGCCGTCCAGGCGCACCGCGCCTACGCGGAGGCCATCAAGCGGGACATCCCATACGAGGATGCGCGCTACATCCTGCCTGAGGGCACGACCAACTTCATCTTCTGTGAATACTCGCTGCGGGTGTTCATGGAAACGTATGCTTACCGGGGCTGCGTTATGTTCCAGGACGAGATGGTCTGGGTCATGCGCGCAATGAGAGCCCTGCTAGTCGAGGCCCACCCGAACCTGGAGCCGCATCTCAAGATCAGCTGCGAGAAGATTCAGAAGTGTACGTTCCAGGGCAGCGAGCGCGTCGAGGAACAGTGCGACTTCCCCTGGGCCCGCGAGGATAACAGGACCCATCCGCCCAAGCACTACATCGGTCAGGAGTAGCCATGACGTTCACGTTCAGCAACGTACAGATAGCAAAGGACTGGATCAGGCGGCTAGCCGACGAGCGCAGCGACCTGCCAGAATGGTGGTTCGCCGGTAAGGTCCAGGAAGAGGCAGGCGAGTCCTGGCGTGCGTACATCAGGCTCGTCGGGTTCCATCGCCATGTCGGGACCACGGCGCAGTACGCAGAGGAACTAGCCGACACCGTCATATCCGCATACGCCGCTGCTATCAAGAGAGGCATCGACCTCGACGGGGCGATCCAGCGCAAGCACACCATCCTGATGAGCCGGGAAATGCGAGAAGAGTTTGAGGAGCCAGATCTGCTCGATGAGCGCCCGGAGGATCACTGGCGCGAGGCCCGACAACCTGATGATCCGATCAGATACAGCCTCGACGAAGCTGCCATGCACGATCTAGCCGATGACATTATCGAGCCAGGACCCGACATGTTCGAGGACCCAGCGTTCGCAGCTGACTCCCCGCTCAGGGCCGCAGCCGACTACATCCGCGCGGTAGGCCTGCGACCGAACCAGGATGCCATCGAGCAGCTAGCGCTCGCGTTCACGCCGTGCCTCAAGATCATGTGCGAACGCGGGTACGCTCAGGACGGGTCGACCTGGAAGGCAGGAGGCTGGCGCGGCCTGATATTCGAGATGCTCAAGAAAATGGAGCGCGTCCGGTGGCTGGACTGGGCCCACTCAATGGACGCGATGCACGAAATGCCAGACATCCTGAACTTCGGCGGCATGTACATGAGAGGCCGGTACACCATAGACAGATTCGGCCCCACATTCGGCGAGCCGTCCAACTTCCAGGGCGAGGCCCCAGAGATAATCACACTCTGCGGTTCGACCAGGTTCGCCAAGCTGTTCCATGAGGTCAATCTCCGCGAGACCATCCTGGGCCGGATAGTGCTGTCCATCGGATGCGATACGCATAGTGACGATGATCTCGTCCTCGCAAGCGATCTAGGCATCAGTCTGGACGGCGAAGACAAAGCCAACCTCGACCGGCTCCACAAGAGGAAGATCGACATGTCCAGCCGGATCGTCGTTATCAGCGACAAGACCGGCTACATTGGCGACTCCACGCGGAGTGAGATCGGATACGCACTCGCCAACGGCAAGGTGGTCGACTTCATGTCTCCGGCCGCAGAAGACAACTACAACGGGAACATGCCAGACAAGGCGCTTGACTGATGAGACGCTGGCTGGCTGACGTCTTCGCGGAGTACCGGCGGCATCCGCTCCCTGCATCGGTGCTCGCCTTCATCGCCGCCGCTGGTCTTGTCGTGGCTGCGGTGACATGGTACAGCCGGCTGGAGGGCAGCACCGCTCCCGCGCCCTCGCCGGTCGTGACCGTCAGCCAGCCAGCCCCATTCCCAGCTCCGCTGCCATCTGGGCTATCATCCTATACAGGCCCAATCTCGCCTAGGCCGTCATTCGATCCGTTCGGGTCGACTGGTAACGCTCCTAGCGCGTCTAGGACGGCTTCTAGTACCCGGTCCTCTACCGGCCTACCCTCGCGGCGTCCTAGCGTCTCTCCGCGAACTACGGCACCGTCTAGGACCCCTAGCGCGACCCCGGACCCGACCCCGGACCCGAGCCCGGACCCGGCTCTCACTGCAACTCCATCGGATGTGACTTCATGATCAGGATTCTCAGGGTACTCGAATACGTCTACGCAGACAACAAGCGTGCCGAAGAGGACATGGCACGCTGGCAAGTTCCTGCTACCGGAACGCAGCGACACGGTAACATGATCATTAGGTCATCCATCATCACTGACCTCGATTTCAAGTTCGATGACATACCAGATGACAGACCGAATGAGGAAAGGATATCAGATGAATTCCTGGGGAGTTAGCATGTGGCCTCTGTACGTCGGCGCAGCAGCCATTGTCGCGTACTACCTGGGCGGTCTCTGGTATGATAAGCGCCAGAAGGATAAGCGAGGATACAGATGAAGTGGAACACGCCAGATACGCTAGTCGAGATGTTCCGTCTCGTAGCAGACAGACCAGATACTCCGGATTGGCTTCCTGATCCTCTCGTAGGCCGGACGCTCAACATTGGCGCCGGTAACAAACACATCAGGGGCGCAGTGACCCTCGACCTACCCTGGGACGCGGACACCGAGGACATTCCCTATCCGGACGATCACTTCATTGTGATCTACGCCATTCATTTCCTGGAGCATGTCCGGTATCCACGCAAGATGCTCCGCGAGCTACAGCGTGTACTAGAGCCCGGAGGCCACCTGAACATAGGGCTGCCATACGCTACCAGCGTAGGTGGCCTCCAAGACCTCGACCACAAGTCATTCTGGACTGAAGAAACATGGAAGAATACATTTAACAATACGTACTACGACAAGGACCATGAGGGCTGGAAGTTCCGCGTCGGCGCCAACTTCATCATAGGCATCGTAGAGCGGAACACTATGCTGGTAACTCAGCTTATCAAGGAATGACATGCTGCTAGTTCCTCTACACCATCATACAACATATTCCTTCTTGGATGGACATGGTACGCCGGAGCAGCACCTGCTGCGCGCAGCCGAGCTAGGCTACACATCGCTCGCGTTCACGGAGCATGGTAACACTAGCTCGCACTTCCGCGCGGAGAAGGCAGCGACAAAGATCGGGACCGTCAAGCCTATCTTCGGCATAGAGGCGTACACCGCCAGCGATTATAACGTAGAGAAGCAGGCCAAGTTCCACCTGACTATCCTAGCCACAAACCAGACTGGCTACCGCAATCTGAACCTAGCCGTTACGCAGAGCTGGAAGCAGCACCACTGGCATCCGACCATGAAGAGTTCAGATGTATCGAAATTCGGGAACGGCCTCATTGTCTTGTCAGGTTGTTCCGGTAGCTTCATGGCCTGTACTCTTATCGGCGGCAAAGGCTTCTCAATACCGGAGTCCAAAGAAGACATCGCTGACGCGTACGACGAATGCGGCGAGATAGCCGAACGGTTTGCCAAGCTGTTCCCTGGCCGGTTCTACCTTGAGGTGCAGGCTTTCCCTGAGCTAGAAGGCACACGCAAGATCAACTCTGCGTACAGCCGCCTGTCCCGCGAGCTAGGCATACCGCTAGCAGCTACCCTCGATGTTCATTATGTCCGGCCTGAGGACAACGAGATGCAGGTTATCCTCCATGCCTGCGGACCTCAGGGACGCGGGCAGGCTACCGCCGATGAAATGCTGCGTCGCTGGAACTATGACGTCCTAATGACCTTGCCGGACTCGGACAAGAAGGTGGCCAAGCGCCTAGCCGACACCGGCCTGACGCGCGAGCAGGCCTGGGAGGCTATCAAGAACACGTCGATCATAGCGGACCAGTGTAACGTTACGCTACCAAAGGTGGAGCGGCTTCACTTTCCCTGTCCTGAAGGCACAACGGCAGAAGAGCTAATCTGGGAATGGCTCCGCAACGGATGGCGATACCGTAGGCTAGGCAACCGAAGCCGGAAGGAACAAGACTGGTATCTGGACCGGCTACAGCATGAGATGAAGCTGATTGAGGAAAAGGACTTTGTAGATTTCTTCCTGGCTACGTCTGATGTCGTACAATGGTGCAAGGATGACGGCAACGGCGTGCCTATCCCGGTCGGGCCTGGACGAGGGAGCGCGGCGGCGAGTCTAGTATGCTGGCTCCTAAGAATTACTGAGATCGACCCCGGCCGCTACCGTGACATGATCTTCGAGCGGTTCATCGACGCCACGCGGATGGACCCTCCTGATATCGACCTCGACTTTGCGGATGACCGCAGGTTTGAAGTGCGCGAGTACCTGGAAAGGAAGTACGGCATTGAATGTGTTGGGACTATCGCAAACTTTGTCCGCTACCTGGGCAAGAACGCGCTCGTGGACGTCGCTCGCGTACACCAGGTTCCTCCCATCGCCAAGAAGATCGTCACTGATCTCGTCATTGACCGATCCAGTGGCGACTCTCGCTTTGATGCGACGCTTGAGGACACGGTGGCGATGTTCCCGAATGCTAAGGCGATATTCGATGCGTTCCCCGCGCTGTGGCTGGCGACGCGCCTGGAAGGGAACGTGCGCGGGATGTCAGTTCATGCGGCGGGACTGGTCGTAGCCAATAGCCCGCTGACCAACGTATGCGCCGTATACGAGCGCGACGGACGCAGGGTGCTGAGTGTTGACAAATACGACGCGGCCTACGCGGGGATGCTCAAGATGGACTTCCTAGGCCTGACTACTATGGGGATGATAGCTCGCTGTCTTGATATGACCGGCCTTACGCTGGAGGATTTGTATGCGGTTCCAGATGACGATCCAGTCACGCTATCTATCTTCCAGCGTAACGATGTCACCGGAATTTTTGAGTTCTCGGGTCGCGCTGCTAGGATTGTCTGTAGGGATGTACACCCAAACAACTTCTCTGAGCTGGCTGATATCAACGCAATGGCTAGGCCGGGGCCGTTGTTTTCAGGTACAACCGCAATGTACTGTGATGTCAAGCATGGGCGAAAGAAAGCTGAGCATTATCACCCCATCATTGACGATATCACCGCTCACACCTACTTCCAGATCATCTACCAGGAACAAATCCTCAAAATCCTTCAGCTGATAGGAGACTTCGACTGGACCGCTCTCGCCGACATCCGGCGTATCATAGCCAAAAAGTCCGGACAGGCTGCCTTCCAGGTGAGCATGCAAAACTTCCAGGATGGCGCCAAACGGCTTCACGGTATGAACGCGGAACAGAGCGAGCGTATCTGGAAGAAGCTAGTCACCTCTGGTACCTACGCATTCAACATCGCCCATGCTATCTCTTACTCAATGCTAGGATGGTGGTGCGCCTACCTCAAGGCTCATCATCCTGTTGAATTCTTTGCGGCGTCGCTGTACAAATCCAAGCCAGGTAGTGACTCTGCGTTCCGGCTTATGAAGGACGCGCTACGCCACAGCATACCGATCCTGCCACCGGATATCAATCACAGCAAAGTTTCCTGGGACATCCTCCCGATGACCGTAGGGCGATCAGGTATCCTCGCGGGCTTCACGTCGGTGCCAGGTATCGGGGACAGGATAGCAGAGAACATAATGTCCGCTAGATCAGATGACCCGTTCGACGGCTGGCGTGATATGGTCCGCGCTCACGGGGTCGGGCCCAAGAAAGCAGAGAAGATCAGCCAGTTCATCGTATCTGATGACCCGTTCGGCCTAGAGCGAACCGGCCGGATACTAGACAGGGTCATCGACGCCATTAAGCCTGGCGGTCTTGAGGCTCCGGTCCCCGCGTACGACGGCGAGCTAGTAGCGGCAGAGGTCGCCGAGCCCTGGGGTAGTAAGCGAAATGGCAAGCTCCTGACATACATCGGGATAGTCAAGGCGCGTGTTTATCAGGACATCGTCGAGAACATCCACTCAAGGACTGGCGATGACCTCGACGTAATCGAGGCCAACCTCAAGTATCCAGACAAGCGTAAGTACTGCGTCCTGCAGTGTTACGACGCATCGCAGGAGGAAGTCTATGCGCGCATCAACCGTTTTACTTTTCCGAGGTTTAGGCGTAAACTAGAAACGGTCGAAGTAGGTAAAGACGTTGTGATCGTAGTCGGCCGGAAAACGCCAGGCTTTGGGAATAGCCTAGCTGTAGATCAGCTCTACGTTATCGACCCTGAGTAGCAGGAAGGCAGAAATGGCAGGGACATACAGTTCAGTTCTACCTCAAGTGTTCAAATACTCGATGGAAGCACCATTGAGCAAAGTCCCGCTGATAGTCGCGATACTGACGTCTGCGGGCCGTCGCAACTCATTCGCTATCACCGCGGACGCAAAAGATGGCTACGTCAATGTCTGGATGTCGGAAGTCAGCTACCAGGTCATCAGCCATAACTACGCGGCGATTATTCATCCCCATCAAGCCGAGCCAGAGTTCGATGACGACTTCCAGCCAGGTGACTCATGACGTCGGCATTCCAAGTCCACAGGAGGCAGTACCTCATGGAAGGTCCGGGCAAGCCGCGCCAGGCCAGTAAGCGAAACAAGAACGGCCCAGTGCTCGACCTCTGGTTCCACCCGGCCGCGTACGAGACCGCCATGATCCTCGCCAACGACAACCGCAAGCGCGTTCACGTAGCGCCCGACGGTTCTGGTGCCGTTATCGTCACCAACACCGACCGCCGTCCAGACTGGCTGAAGCAATGGCAGCGTCAGCAGCAGAGCTAGCCGTCGCCTACGGCCAAGGCGCGCGGGATGCGATCATGGCTCTGGTCAACATGACGTACCAGGATCGCACTCAGATACTAGACCAGGCTCGCGCCGACCGCGACAACGACAGGTTCATACTCTGCGCCGCGCAGAAGCACTGGCTCGTCCGGCTCCGCGACGGAGCGCCACCCTGTCCCTACTGCCACTGGAGAGACAATGCGTGATCACAACCTAGGCCCTGCTACCACCTGGCTACTCCGTGAGTACGCCAGGGCCGGACGAACCCAGGACCCGCAGGGGCAGAAGGAAGAGATAATCAGTGTCGCCGGTGAGATGGCCAAGCTACTCGCCAAATGGTACGAAGAGGGATGGTGCCAGGTCGACGCCGCCCCCGCGCGGATCTGCGGAGGCCCGCACGTCAACGTCCGGTACCCGGACCTAGGCATGGACGTCATCGAACCACTCAACAAGATGGGAGAGACCTTCAATGGAGCCAAGTTCATCAGACTCACCCCAACCGCCACCGGATGAGGAAGACTTCGACATCGTCTACATAGGCGACCGTGAGCGCGGGTACATGGGCGTCGTCCAGCACAAGTTCAGGCCGCCTGAACCTCACGACATTCCGGCCGAGGAACAGCAAGCGGCCGCATACCGCTACATGCAAAAAGTGTACGGCGAAGCACTCGGCATCTCCGGCCAGATCGAGTACGGGACAGCGATACACGAGCAACTAGAGGCGTACTGCGCCGAGACAGGAGATCAGATGGTCCAGCACTACCCAGAGAACGAGCCGCCACCTCCCCCGGCCGGTCCCGCCGCGTACTGCGTTCGATGCGCCCGCTCCGGCGTCGGCGTCTGCGACGACTACCCCGACTGCCCGGCCGGCAGAGCCGAAGGACGATCCACCGGCAACTACAGCAGCAGGATCAGCCGCACTGCGGACGGCTCCGACCCGCTCGTCCAGGAGCCTGGCCCATGAGCGAACCAGAGCGAAACAAGGTCGTGTACGTGACACCAGATAGCTCGCAGTGGGTTGTCCTGGATGTTCAGTTCGGCATGATAATGCCGCCTACCATAGAGCTGCATCAGCCACTAGTAGGGCCGGTGATGTTCTACTGGGCCGAAGGACACAATCTGCGCATACCAAAAGAAGCCAAGCAAAAATGAAGGTCGCGAAGGCAAATACCGACGAGATATGGGAGTGGGCCTGGACAATGTTCCAGCGGGCCGCTCGCGACATTCCAGACTGCGAGCATAACCTGGCCTGGAAGCACTACATGGCCGAGGCCCGCAAGATGCAGGTATACGGACTACGACAGCAAGACAAGATCATAGCAGGAAGGCAGCCTGAACCTATGCCCCAGAGCAAGAAGGTCAAAGTCGGCGCAGTGGCGGAGATGGACGATGAACTATTCGTTAAGCACTTCAACGCCCGGCACGCCGACAGCCTATCAGGGATGAATGCGCTACCGTTCCCTATCGAGTTCAACATCTGGCAGCTCTACGTAGCGTTCCATTACCGTCTCCACCTAACGAGGCCGGACCTCAAGCACTACCATGAGGAAGATGCCCTGGAGGATCGCATCGACCGTACTATCGAGTGCCTCATCGAGCGCGCGTGGCGAGGCTGGTTTGAGATCGCCGGCATCGAGGGCCTCATTGCCGTCTTCCCCGGCGAGGACATAGCTACCCGTATCAACGGCGTGGTCGAGCATCACAAGGACATCGAAGAGGCCACCGACAGGCTACTGGCCCCAGTGACGCCTGTAAAGGCGGCAGCCCCAAAAGCGAAAGCGCGCAAGTGACAGACTACATCTGCGCCGTCTGCTTCGCGCCGGTCAAGCGCGGAGTAGGAGGCCAGTTCTTTCACCCAGGTGGTACCGTTGGTACCATCGCCAGGAAAGTACGCGAACAGGGAGCCAAAGACAGTGCCACGCAAGATTCAAGACGTCCAATTGCCGACATCCCACTCCCGCCCATCGAGCCGCAGTTCGAGAAGCCGTCGGGTTCCGTCAGGTCAATCAAGCGGCGCGGGCTTGAAGGGCGGCGTGCCTCGTCGCGCTGAATGCCCCAATCACAGTAACTGCGCCTTTACCGGCCGCGAGCCCGGACGCTGCCCGATCTGTCACTCGAACCATACCTTCGATGATCACCCGCTCTACCCGCCCGGCCGGGCACGGCCGTGCCTATGTACCCAGTGCGGAGAACTGTTCAGTGGACCGTCCGCGTTCGGCACGCACCAGGTGCTACGGCCAGAGGAACGCGGTGGCGGAGTCATCTGTCGCGATCCGGAACAGCGCGGCCTAGTCCTGGTCGACAAGAACGGATGGAACATGTGGGCAGCCCCTGGCGAGCGCCCGGAGGAAATCAATGCCTAAAAGAAAGGGACGCCAGCCCAAGTCTAGCGTATTCGATCCAGAGAAGGACGCGCAGCTAACTGCGGCCGCAAATCTGATAGGGCATACCGGCGCAGCGGAATTCCAGATCAGGTACTGCGATGAGGAGAAGCCTACCATCTGGATAGCCGCTGCTCGCTGGGGAGACCAGTGGGAGTCTGCCGCCGCCATGGCTCCACTCCTTGCAGTGTTCCGGCTCTGCGACGAGGTCATCGACGGAGGCCAGTGTCAACATTGTCACCGGCCGACCGGCTTCCACCCAGACATCAACCCCATGCCGATGGACAAGATGATCTGCTGGTACCAGTGGGACCCAGAGCTAAAGACGTTCCGCAGAGGATGCGCATGATGAATATAGTGCTAGTAGTAGACGGCCCGGCGCGAGGTACAGTGCGTGAAGTCGAAGGCCACAGGTTCACCGTGATAGATGTTCCACCGATACAAGTCAATCCGCCGCCGCCTATGGATACCATATCAATGAATCAAGTGATGTATCATGTCCACAAGCTCTTTGTCTTGGGCCGTCTTATCCGTGTTGCTTCTGTTCAATCAATGGCGGAATGGATATCAGATGACGATGTTTTCGAGCATGTAGTCTCAGATAAGGCTAAAGATGCAGCCTATAGAGCCAACTAATAGGGCACCCTAATTCTCTCGCGCTCCCGGCGCGTCGCTCCTGGGATAACGTGGACTAGCTAGGTAGAATCCGGCTTATAGCTAGTTCTCTCAGGAGGATATACAATGGGTGTAGACGTAGGCGTATGGTTCCGCGTCAGTGACGGCCGCAAGTCGGATGAGGCTAATCAGTACGCTGACGTAGACAGGTTCCTAGCGGCCCAGGGATACCGCGAGGTACTTTCGTATACCATCCAAGACTCAGCCTGGAAGGATGGAGGCGGTCCAGAGTACAAGGTCCTACTCAAAGAGGCCCTGGACGACGCCTGGCGCGGAGAGTTCAAAATCCTGGTAGTGTGGGCCCTCGATCGCATCACACGTAACGGCGCGGAGGATGCCTTGCGTCTCATCCGCCAGTTCCGCGAGCGCGGATGTATCATCGTATCGGTGAAGGAGTCATGGCTCAACACGAGCCCAGAGATTCAGGATGTCCTGGTATCCTTCGCCGGCTGGATGGCCCAGCAAGAAAGCAAACGGCGTAGCGAACGCGTCAAGGCGGGCATCGCCAAGCGCAAGGCCCAGGGCTTGCCGGTCGGCCGTATGCCTGGGGCTAAGGACGTCAGGCCTCGCAGGCGTAGCGGTTATGTACGCTCATGGGAACAGCGCCGCGCCGGATAGCATTATACCGGGCCAGGGGTGACCAGTACTTAGGGCAGCCAGAGTCATTTTGACTCCGGAGGACTGCCCCGTGAGCCCCTGGCCCGGTAGCCGTGCCTTAGCATACAGGGCGCCAACCCAGCACGGCAGTCGCCGATAGTAGCCTATCCGCTACGATCCGTCTACTGCATAGCCCTCAGGCGTCTCGCGAGCCGATTTGTACGTGTCGGGTATCGCCTAGGACGTCCTAACGGACGCGGGTCGGTAGGAAGACCTACCCGGCCGATATAGGCGCTCCCGTGCGCTACCCGTCACGCTCTCGGGCACGTCCCGTCGATCGCCCGCCGATAGCCGGGAGAGCCCTCCCCCGGCCTGGGACTTTACCCTTTGCAGTAGACGCGGCCGTGTTTCCGGCGTAGGGTCATCGGTACGCCGCCCGACATATAGCATGCTACCTATGCAGTACAGTGCCGTACAGTAGGGCGGACCTACAACTGAAGGGCAGTCATGCCGCTATCAGCAGTGCTGGCCAAAGCCGTGCTAGCAGCCGCCGTCGTAGGCGGCACAGCAACAGGCGCGGTGAGTCAGTCGGGGAGTACATCGGGGGCGGCAGGAAGCGAGCTGGGGACAGCAGTAGCGCTCGCGGTACCAACGTACGCCGTACGGAGCGGTGACACGCTCTACAACATCGCAGCGCGCTTCTGCGGGAACGGGAGCGACTACCCAGCATTGGCGAGAGCCAGCGGCATAGCCGACCCTAACATGATCGACGTTGGCAAGGTCATCGTCCTGAACTGCCACGGCTCTACCGTGGTCACGAACAACGGGACAGACGGAGACGGAGATCACGACGGTGACAACTCTGACGTGCAAGGCGGCAGTAGCCTCGCCGCCAACGGACAGGCCAACATCCCCGGTACGTACCCGGACGTGTTCAGCTACTACGGCCTGGAGCAGCTCTGGCTCGCGGCCGGTGGCTCCTACGGTGAGCGCGGGGTCGCCGCGTGTATCGCAGAGCACGAGTCAGGCGGCAGGACCTGGGCGACCGGCGCGCACGGCGAGCGCGGCCTCTGGCAGATAGCGCCCGGCTGGGGCGCGCTGTCTACCTACTACCCGGTAGGCAACGCCCACGCCGCGGTCATCATCTCGCACAACGGCTCCAACTGGGGAGCGTGGACCACCGCGGGTTCCTGCTAACAGGAAGGCAAGAGGCCCGGCCGGGTTCTGGGCTATACACCGGCCGGGCCTCAGCGCGCTAGGCTACCTCTACTAGGGGCAGAGCACGTGGTGGCCCCGTTCGATCCACCCTTCCCATCTGCCGCCACCTCGCCAGCTTCATCAGCCACTGGCTCTGTACGTCGGTGCGGTTCCTAGCCTAGCGCTATCCCGACTATACCCTACGGACGGGCCGGAAGCTAATACCATATCCGGCTCGCTCATGTCCCCGCGATCCGCCGTACGAAAGAACGAATAAACGGATGCACTAGTTAGTTCGTTCTTTCGTACTCTGGACCCCGGCCTAGTTGCGGTCCTCGACAGTCACGTCGCCGACCGTCACATTGACAGTAGAGCCGGAGTTGTCGGTGTAGCTGATCGTGCCGGCAGCGCGGATGTCATCCGCGGCCCTGTAGGCCGTGTCGTCTGTGAACGGATGGAGCTTAATCGTGATGTCCTTCATCTCTTGGGCGCCGATCCGGTCTCGGCCTCGTGCCGGCCCATGTGGGCGTCGTATCCGGCCTCCGCGACCAGGGCGTGGCACGTCGTGCACTCCTTGGCGTTCGCGTGTAGGTCTCCGCCGCCCTCTACGTCGACCAGCGTGTACGTCGGCAGGTACGTGCCCTGGCGCGGAGTCTCTGGAACTGATGCTGTCATGATTCCTCCTTGTTGTTATCGGGCCTGGCCACCCTTATTGGTGAAGACCCAGTTGCCCTCGTTGAACTTCTTGTGGTACGTGCAGACCTGGTTGGACGGGTTGACGTACGTGATGGTGACCCACCAGTCCTTGCTGATGGCGATGCCGACGCCGCTTTTGGCCCCAGACTGGCCGGAGTCGATCTGTCCCCAACTGTCCCATCCGGGCGGCCAGTAATAGACCGAGCCGTTCTCCCTGCCTAGGCACGCGAAGTGTGCGTTGCCTTCGGGGTCGTACGCTACTGCTGTTGTCACGTTTCCGTCCTCCTGCGGGACCGGCGGCTGAGTTGTACCGCCGTTTGCTATTCTGATGATCTCGTCCATGGGGAACCCGTTGCCGCAGTCGACGTGACCGCCGCCGCCAGCCCCAAAGTTCTTATGCTCGCAAAACCCCTTACTGTTCCCCTGGGCCTGCGAGCTGGTTAGCTGAACCCGAGGGATACCGAACTGACGGGACAGCTCTCCGGCTAGGCGTCCGGCACACTGGAGCATTGCGCCCTTGGACAGCCATGTGCTTCTTGACCATCCAGAGGCCGCGCCGCTCGGTGTACAGAATGCGATCGAGAGAGCATGCCCGTTGTAGTTGGCCTGCGCCCATGCCTTGTCAGAATCGCGAACGTACTGCATGCACCAGTTGTCGCCGTGCGACATGTCTACGGCGAAATGGTAGCTGACCTGACTGGACGGGTTGGACAGCCAGTTGTATAGCGATTCGGCTGTCTGCGATCCCTCTGTGGTATGGAACGCGATAACGCGCCGGTTGAGACCCCCAGAGCTGTAGTGAGGAGATGGTTTCCAGACTCTAGTTACCGTCATCTTCTGGACCTCCTTCGTGCTCTAGGTCGCCGTGCTGTTCGGACTCAGGAACGAGCGCGGCATCCGGCTCTACTCCCTCCAGATCAACTTCCTCGTCTGCGGTATATGACTCTCCCATCCTGATCTTGCGACGCTTCCCGTGCTTCCTGATTCTGTCTCCTATTGGCATAATTCCTCCTTGCCTGTCTCTTCAGGTTTGGTAGGCGGTGGTGGATAAGGTGGATACGGCGGGTATGGTGGATACGGCGGCCTCTGCTCAGTGTTGCCATTCCTCCTGACGGCCTGGAATGCTCCGTGCTGTCTAATGATATGGACGGCAAGGAACAGTAGAGCGGCGCCACCTATGGCCGTGTCTATAATGGCCCAGATAGCGCTTATACTCATGACTGGATCAGGCCAGCCGAGTCGAGCGGGAACCTGTTGTTGAAGAACACATATAGGCCAGCCAATCCGGTAGGGAACTGCGAGAGCTGAATAAAGCCAGTCGTAAGGACCAGTGCGAACGGGGTACTTGTCAGGCTGGACGAACCATTGCCGTAAATTACTATGGGCATTCGCACGGTATGATTGGGCCGGTAACTAGGCGGCAGCGGATTGGCGAACACATTGGTTGCGGTGTACGGGGTGCCCATCTGCACGATACCGTATAGCTCGACCCAATCGCCATCCGATGACTTCCGGTACTGTGGCGGGTACTCGCCGGATATAGAACCTGTCCAACCTGATGCGGCCGGGCGGAGGTCATGCCAGGCATCCGGGCTGAGCTGCCTCTCGTCCACTAGTGTGGAAAGACCGCCAGCCGACGTTGACAGCCAGTTAGAAACCGGGATGTCATATAGGCCGGTGTTCGTCTGGACAATAGGAGGTAGCACGGGACTACCCGACGGAGTGCCGGTAATGACTACCGGCTGGATGTACGTAGGCGAGGTCGTGGCTCCGCGATTGAGTCGCACGACGAGCCGGTCGAGACGGTTCTGCGCAGACGCGGCTGGAATGGGCGTAGACACCGGAGCATCACAGCGCCAGAACTGTCCCTTGATAGCGCAACGCCCGTCCGCTATGACAGCATTGCGTCCTGCCGAGTCGAGCGATGGCGCCATAGCGCTACCGCCACCAGCCGTCGAGTCGATACCGTCTTGACATCCCATCGCGGACATGAGCCCTTCCCACTCGCTGGTCAGCGTAAGCTGAGTGAACTGAGTAGGCCGCGAGTCGTACGTAACCATAACTTTGTCGCCAGCTTTCTTTCGAGCTTCCTGAGCCTGGACAGCATAGAGCCAAGAATCCTCTGGTCATTAGTAGTTGCGTTAGCCGAGTTGCCGATAGTAGGAACTGCACTCACCTGTGGGTCCTGAGATGGGTCGGCTGTCAGTGTTACCCCGCTCACCATATCTGTCCAGCTTGCCCCCGGCCGGACCTCGACCGTTACTATATCGCCAAGCCCGTAGTCCCGCCCATACGTCAGGAACGGCGTGTCAACCGCGGTAGCTGCTATGCTAGGTCCCGCCTGGCCGTCATTGACAGTAGTCTGTCCGGTAGTCTTCAGGACGTTGACATCAGTTTCCGTAGAGCTATCAACGAACGTCTCTATAATGTTCCAGGCTGTCTTACCCGTAGTTACGTTTGTGGTGAGGAAGTTTGTCCCACTCCCCTGTATCAGCGCGTCGGTACATGTCGGGTCGGTAATGTAAAACTGAACAGAAGCAAGATTGCCCAGGGCCTCGCTGAACCACGCCTTCTTGGACAAGTCACGAGGAATGTATACATCAAACGTCAGCCTGTTGGTCGACGGGTTCCTAGTCAGTGACATACCCATCTTGCTGCCTGACTGTCCTATAAGCGCCCGGCAGATGTCCATCAAATTGAGGTTGACGCCAGTACCAAACTTAACTGTATATGATACGTTAGCCCCGCGTCCTAGGTCGGGTGCTATATCCATCTGTGAAATCCTCCGCGCGGCAATGGCGCTAGACCCCGCGTTACGCGACACATAGTGCTTAATGGCAGACTCTAGCGGCATGTTAGATACCGCGTCGGTAGCGGCCGCAGTCTGCGAGGCCCAGGCTACCGTCGGGTTAGGGTACGCGATCCTGTTGGCAAGTAGCGCTAGGTAGTCCGCGCCGGTCAGCGTGACGAACGGCCCGCTGTGACCAGATATGGTCTGCCCGGTCGGGCTCCCCGGCACTGAGTCTGAGTACCCAGGCTGTTCACATTTGCCGCCAAAGGTAAAGAGGCCACGCCAGTGAACCAGAACAAAGAAGTCGCCGGCCATAATCTGGTTCCACAACGCATCAGAGTAAGGCACGGCCATCGTCCAGGAGCCTACGCTGTTATAGTATAGGTTAGCTGAGATACTCACGAATTGTAGCATGCCTCGGGCTAGCAGGTTCTGATCCAGGTACTCGACCCAGACCTGATCCTGAGAACCCGCGCTAGGGTATACAAATGGCTTAGCTGCCGCCAGAGCCCCGGTAGCCTGGACGACTATCCGCGTCGTGCCGTTAACATCGTAAGTCGCCATCTGTCACTTTGCCTTTTGTCACTTAGCCTTGTACCTGTTGACCCACTGAATATTGACATTCGTGTTGGCAGTCGCGCCTGACATGGAAATGGATACGTTATTAACTCCTACCATTAGAGGCCACAAGTCACTCGATGATCCCGAGCCAAGGACGAGCTGGTCCCATATGTTCACTGCGGTAGTAGAATTGACCACAGACTGGTACCCCGGCCGTGTCACTACTTGTACCACCTGGCCGGCCGGTATGGGAGCGTTCAGTGACCAGGTCCTGCCGGACTTGTTATTGGTCATAGTTGGCGTGCCAGGTCCGGTAAGTAGCCATACCGGATAAGCCTCAGCGGAGCCGGTGTTATTGATATTAACATTGCCAAAGATAGTAGGAGCGTTCAATGAAATCGGGAACAGCGGCAGGATGCCAGTCTGTGTCCCTATAGTGAAATTGAACGACTGAGTATTAACATCCTGCCAGAACGGGTCCGGCGTCTGGAATGTCAAAGTAAACAACATACTGTGGAGACCGACCTCGGGGGTGTCTAGCCCAGAGGTAGTGAATATTGCTATCCTTCTGATCGAGCCGTCCGGCCTCTGAATCTGAAGCCAGCCGAGAGACGGCTGCTCATTTCTCCGCATATAGAACGCATGGATAAATCTATCTATCAGGGCATAGTATGCGTTCTCATTATTGCCCGGCCATGTTAGCAGTACCGCCATCACTATATTACCAGGCTGCGGAATGTATATGTTAGGTATCGACGTGCCGTCAAGCAACGGTATAGTCTGCATCGAAACAGGGAATCCCTCTATGCCGACGATGGAGGAACATACGTACCCGTTGGACAGGCTATAGTCCGATAGGTACCAGTAGCCTCCATCTGGCTCCAGGTAACTTATCTGTAGCGGCGTAGGCGGCGCAGGGAATGACATTATGACCTCCTACCCTGGCGATCTAGATGCCCTTGAGTTAGTGTTATCGCCTGGAACGCGGTACGCACATGGCCCTCGATCGCCGCGCCGGTCAGGCCATCGAAGTGAGCATGATACTGCGGGCCACTTCCGTCTGCTAGTGCTTTCATCTCCGGAGGCGATAGTACACGCTCATGCCGTCCGGTCAGGTTGTACGCGAGCGATACACCCGGAGGTAGCCAGCCACCAGCGTCATAGCCATGCCCGGAGCCCATGCCCATTCCGCCGCGCATCAGCGTCGGCCCGTAGACGGCTCGCGCGTAGTTGATAGCCGCTGCAACGTTGGCTAGCGGGTCATAGATGTTATTGCTAGTCCCGGCTACATGATATGCGGCGAACGTCGTGCCGATAGTCTGGAGCAAGCCCCGCGATGGGTCGCCTTGCTGGGCGTTGATGTCAGTCAGGTTGATAGCGTTCGGGTTACCGCCCGACTCTGTCTGCATCTGGTACAGTACCTGGCCAGATAGCGAGAGCGGAAGCCCCAGCATAGTAAGCGCCTGCGCGACGATACCCGCCCATTGCTTGACTCCCCCGGTAACGTTGCCTCCGAACAGCTTGGCAAAAAAGCCGCCTATGCCCTTGAATACACCGCCAAGTTTGCTCAGTATCCTGCCCGGTATCTTCGTGATGTCGACCAGGCCCTTCTCGATGAAGTTCCCGAGCGCCTGCGGTATGCCGCCAAATATATTCTTGACAAAGTGAGTAAGGTCCTTGCCGGAAGTCAGTAGTCCCTTGACCAGACCTTGGACTAGGTTGCCACCTATACCTGCCATAACAGCAGATGGCGACGCGATACCGAAGAAATGCTTGACCCAGTTGACAATAGGATCAACAACATTGGCCTTAATCCAGCTGCTGATATTCCTCATAGCGTTCAGCATACCCTGGAGCAAGCCCTTGATGATATCCTCACCGGCGTGCTCTAGCCAGTGGATAGCATCCTGGAATGCAGCAGCAGTATCGTGCCTGAGTATGTCCCACTCGTGAGCGATGTTGTGTTCCCAGCCAGCGGTAATTCTCTGGGAGTCCGCGACCCCGCGCATGAGACGGCCAATGGTATCGCTCCACATAAGGTTCCACTGCGTGGCAACGTCGTGCCTCAATATGCCGAACCAGTGAGCAATGTTATGCTCCCAGCCGCCGATCAACCTGCTCAGAGTAGTTGTGCGGCCGAGGGCTGTCCCGATAATGTTGGACCACGCCAAGTCCCATGCGTGCGAGGCGTCATGTCTAAACTGGTTAAACTGGTCGGCTATATTATGGAGAAACTTCGCTGTCTCTTTCTGGGTGTAAGAAAGCGTATTGGTCGCATGATGCCACGCGGGGATAAAGTGCTGTTCAATGTAGTCAGCGACGAGAGTTAGCCAAGCGATGGCATTCAATGCGAATATGACTACCTGGGCTAGGAAGTTCAGGAAGTCAGCGAATGCCTTTGGATTCTTAGCAACGGCGTTAGCTATGCGAGTTATCGCGTCCGCAAACGAATTTATGATGCCTGGTATATCAGGAGTGAACGCCGTCAGTATGTCGCCGAACGCCTTGGCCACTACCTTGATAGATTGCTGTACCTGGGGATCGCCGAATGACCTGATAATTGCATCTGCAAATGCTTGGAACGGTCCAGATATGATCTTCTCTGCCGACGCAAATACAGGAGTCATCTTTAGCAGCACATTGTCGGCAAGACCGAAGATATGCGTCAATACAGGGACAAACGACGCACCAATGACCTTAATGCTATCCTGAGCGTCACTTGTTAGGTTAAGCCAAGCCTGATGCATCTTGGCCTGAGCCTTAGAGATATCAGGCGCGTTAGCCTGTAGAGTGTTCAGCCTCTGCTGCGCTGCAGCTACCGACGCCTGGGCGCTAGCTAGCTGGGCGGCCGACGCAGCGGTATGTCTAGTAGTAGTAGAGCCCTTAGCCTGCAAGTTGTTCAGAGTGTTCTGTGCACCAGCTACGCTCGCGTAGCCGCTAGCGAGCTGAGCGGCCGTAGCCTTGCCGCTAGACTGAAGCTTGTTAAGGCGGTCCTGAGCAGCTACCAGCCTATCCTGCGCAGCTATAATGGCCAAGGGCGTAGCGGGCGCAGTCGTCCTCGTCGTCGTCGTGCCGGCCTGGAGTTGCTGTAGCCGTAGCTGCGCTGCTCGTAGCTGGAGCTGCGCAACGTTCAGCTGGCCAGGGGTCGTCTGTGTGCCGGTCGTACCCGAGAGCGCGCCGTAGATGCCTAGCCCAGTCAGCCCCGCGCCCAGCACGCTGACTATACCGCTGCCTATGATCTGCGCTATGAATGGAGCTGCCGCCAGAATGCCTCCAGCAACACCTCCAGCTTGAGGGCCAGACAAGGCACCAAGGGCACCCGCAGGCGTCTGGCCGCCTCCCCTGAAGCTAGAGAGGAATCCGAGAATGCCGCCACCGCCACCTCCACGAGCGCCGCCTCCACCACCGCCGCCGCCACGAAGGAGATTGATAAGGGCGGTGAGATCGGCTCCACCGCCGCCGCCTCCGCCTGCAGCTCCTGAAGCGGCAAGGGCAGCAGATGCCGCGATACTGATAACTCTACGGATTCGGTTGAGAGAGGCCTGGTCGACATCGAGCTTGACCTTAGCGGTAATACCCTTCAGCTGAAGATCGATGGCGCGGCGCATCTCCTTACCGTACACCGTACCGAGATCGAACGCCGCAACCTTGGTAGCAGCCCGAGCCTTAGCAGAAGCCTTCGTGACGATGTCGCCGATGCCCAGGCTGTCTAGTATTCCCTTGGATATGTTCTTGCCTATATCCTCGCCGATACGGTTAGCAGAAGGCACCAGCTCCCGGCGGATACGCTCATTGAATCCGCGTAGGTCCGGTACAACACCTACGGCGACGCTACCAACGAATATCTCGCCGGCCATTACCAGTCACCTCGCTTCCTGCCGCCAGTTAGCTCATCGAGTCTGCTTTGTGTTTCCTCGGGCGAGAGGCCGCGTAGTCTCGGGTCCATAGCCTGAACCGTCGCGAGCGCTAGACGGCGCTTAGGCCGGGACGCGACACCGGGACGGCGTATTGGATCGGGCCGGGGTAGCTTCTTATCCGTGTGCGCCTGTACATAGATCCACTGCCATATGCGCATCTCATCAATGAGCACTGCAAGCAGTGTCTCTACCGTGCTCCATTTGCCAGTAGCTGGATCATGGTCACTTTCTGACAGCACGTCTTCCGGCGTCCTGTTCCGTATCGCAGTGTTCACGGCGCTCTCCGGCGGAAGGTGCTTTAGTAGCACTAGCAGCCTTCGCCATGTAAGGCTACTTCCAGGCTGGAACAGATCAGAAAGCTCCAGCCGGTAGTAGCGAGCCAGGTCTGCTTCTATTTCCTCCGCGAACTGCGATATGGCCCACGCCGCCTCTGTGATTTTCCCGAACTCATACGAGCCCGGCGAGCGCATGCCTCGAACACAGCCTCTATCTGGTAGTTGCGCAAGTCAGACTCGACCCACGTATTGAACTCGTCATCATCCTCGATGACCTCGCGAGCCCAAGTCTCCCAGTCTCCACCGGCCGCAGCTCGCATCGCGGAGGATGTCCATGTCCCGGCATGAGCTACATGGATGATCTTGCCGTCAATCCTGACGGTTGAGGAATCGCCGATGCGCTCGCGGCGTAGGTCCTCGTCCAGTGCGTCGAGGTCGACATCAACATCGATGACATCCTCTTCCTCGTCGTGGTCATCGACCGGCTCGGCGCTCACGTGAAGTATCCTGCCATGCTCTGGCCGTAGTTGATCCAGCGGTGGGCGACGTAGATGGAACCCGCCACGTTGCCGGGGTACATCGTGACCGTCATGTCGAGCATCTCGGCGTCGGCCTGCTGCGGCTGGTCGTTGCCTCGGGCCGTCACCTTGCAGTTCGGTGCGTACATACGCATGGCCCTGGGGCCGTCGACCGTATCCCAGATGAAGGCGTACCTGTTGTCAGCCGGCGGGTCTGGGATCGTGTAGTTGGCCACGTAAGGTGCGGTCGTGGTCGCCAGCAGCGGCGAGGTCGTCACCGGGAAGATGGGCACGTCGTCGTACAGCGACCGGACGTACGGGTTGAGCGCCTCCAGGAAGGTCGCCTGCACCGTTTTGCTACCGCCGGTGAGAACAGAGCGTACCGGCGTCAGGATGCCGGCCGCAGCGATGTCCTTGATGGTCTCGTCGAGCTTGAAGATGTAGCCGGATACGTCGATCCACCCGCAGTTGTACCAGCCGGTGAGAGTCGAGATGTCCTCGAAGCCGGTTATGGGACCGGCCGTGTTCTGGGCCGCGACCCAGGTGATGACGTCACCGGCCGCGTAGATCAGGGCGTTGTTCTTCTGCTTGCCTGGGCCCACAGCTAGCGGGCTGACGTCGCGCTCTTCAACATCACTTCTACTAGGTGGCATTCGCCTTTCCTCCTACGGATGTATGTTGACTTCGTATGTTGCGTTGTACCTAACAAGATCAGGATTCACCTCTGGTATCGGCCTCGGTCCAATAGATGTAAGTACGTGCTGTATTACTCCCGTCTGGACTTGTATCCCCATGAGGGATAGTAGGTCAGCTTGTATATCCCGCGCGGCGGCTGAAACGTCCATTGGCGCAGTCTTGAAGCCCCATACGTCAATATCAACAATAGGTTTGTCAATCCAGATGTTGCGGTTAGCGCCGCTGGTACGAGCAATCCTTGCGGTGATAACCTTCAGGTCGCCGGCAGGCATAGTAGTGACGAACCTGATGTCCGGCTCCATCGGTACTAGCGCGAACATCAGCGCTACCTCGACGTCAGGGAACGGAGTCATATCGTCACCTCGTTTGCCGCTCGACGCAGCACATGATACGGCTCTTGGCCGTAGGACCCAAATTCGACATATACCGCGTCGGAGGCGTCATTATACACTATCGCCTCTGCCCGGTCAGATTTGGCGCCGCCGAATACATGACTCCTGATATGGAAGCTGCTAATGTACTCGCCGGGATGCTCGTCACCCTCTAGTACGGTACCAACTGGAGATAGGGTGATGGCCCGGTCCCTGATCAGCTCGGCTACCCGCGTCACGACATCAAGTAGCATATCGGATTCCAGAAGTATGCCTACACCTCTATGGTCAGGATTGTAACTCGACGTCACGGCGCTGCCCCCTTCACCTTGGTGCCGTACACCCGGATCGGAGCCGTATTGCCGGACCAGGGAGACTGCCAGACATCAGGATCGCCGGACACCTCGAACTTAACGCCATTGTAGATGAAGGCGTCAAGATACGTCAGGTCAGTCCCGTACGGTATGAACAGTATCACGCCAGTGACAACTTGATCCGTAAAGCTGAGTGTCTCCCGGCTCGACCCCTGCTGAATAGAACACGACCCTACATCCTCGGTTGTCTCGCTGTACACATCATTGCCAAACTCATCCTGCCCGGAGACGGACCTCCGGACTAGGGTCACAGTCGCACCGTTTGGCATATTTGGCATTAGAACCTCAGATGTAGAGTCCCCTGGTCGTTGCGGTAGTCGCCTAGTATGAGCTGCATGCCAAAGTCCATCAGCGTGGCGTAAAGACCGCCACCGACGGCTCGCCGTCTCATGCTATAGCTGTACGCGCCGATGGTCTCGCTCTGGACCGTAGCTGACATGGTCGGCGTCGATAGCTCCGAGATGATAGCGCCGCATAGCAGCCCGAGCACCTCCGGCGGCGTCACACTCTCGCCGTGCGAAAACGTGATCAGGAACGACTCATTGTACCAAGCCGATGTGTACCAGGCATACGGCAGGTTTATGATACCGGACTGGCGAGGATGCAGCACGGTAATCTTGTCGATGCCATCGAACACGTACCATGTCACCGGGAGATCAGGAATACCAGGAATGCCTGATAGCGCCACAACCGCGTCGACAGATATGACAGGACGATCCGTCAGGACGATGACACCAACGTCGGCGACAATGACCTGCTTATCCTGTTCTGCGTAAATGAAGTCCTTACGCGCGTACCTACGGATGATAGCGCTACCGTCCTTCAGCATCGCATCGACACGAGCCGCCTCGACCTGGTTAAGGTTGCGGCCTAGCCTGGCTACGATATCATCAACCGTAGCCAGGGTAGGCAGCTTGTCAGCCGGTGGGGCTGGACTACTCATTGCCCCGCGAACGGCCAGAGCGCCGCGTGCGCGCTGTCTCTGTTTCCTCTTCCTCGACCTCGTCAGCCTGCGGGCCCTTCTCCAGCATCTCGGCCCTGGCCTGGGCGTTAGCCTCCATCTCAGCCTGAGCTGCTTCCTCTTGCCCCTCGACGCCGAACGTGCCCGTGTACGGGTACGGCGGAGCCTGGATGACGCTGATTGGACCGCCAGAAGGAGCCGCCGCGCCGACCGGCAGGACAGCACCGAACGGCCACCGGGCTGTGATCCCGGAGCCGGGCTGCATGATCGTGACCGGGTTGACGGTCGCGTAGGCGAGGCGCATCGTCATGCGAAGCGCCACGGCATCCTGCTGCATCAGGTTGAAGATGACGACGCCGGAGTCGTTGCTGATAACGCCCTGGTCGAACACCTTGAAGCTGATGTCTCTCCGGATACCGATGAGCGACTTGGTGAAGTCGCCGGCTAGCATGACAGCCCCGGTGAGGCCGCCCTGCCAGGAACCGTTGTTGATCTCGGGCATGGGATAGCCGTAGAGAACGCCGCCGGGCTTGCCCTGCATATCAGGCTGGTAGATCGGCACGCCCTGGGCCGACCGGAGGCCTGCCAGGTTCCAGCTTGTACCCGGAACCGCTGCGAAGCCGTTGACCGTGTAGCCGGTCTGGGCCATCATCGCGCCGAGCTTTGTCACGTCCTGGCCGAGGTCAACACCTGTGCCCTGGATGACGTAGTGCCCGGACTTGCCGGCTCCGGTGAACACCGACTCGCCCCATGTGACGGGCTTGTTGATCCCCCAGAGCACGGCGAGGTCGATCAGCTGGCCGACCGCCTCTGTGATACGCGGCTGGACCTCAGACCAGATTGGCACGTCCGCGTCGTCCATGTAGGCTTCTGGGATCGGCACGATACAGGCGAGTTCCTCAACGACCAGCACGACGTTCTTCCATGCTTCATTGGTGGTCTGCTTCATGCCGGCGTCACCACCGACCCAGTAAGCGATCGGCAGGACGTCTAGCACGGGCATCCTCTGAGTCTTAGAGGATAGAGGTGTACTGGCCATAAGAGTCAGCGCCGCACTTGACTTGGGCGCCTCCTGGATGATCGCGGTTGACAGCGGCTCAGGAACAAGAGGGTCCGAGCCCGTGCTGGTACGCGAAATACGAGTGTTGTATGTAGTCACTGCTGCTTACCCTCCCGCGCGGTAACGTACGCGCGTTAGTCCATGTCGCCATGAAATAGATTCCTGAAAGCAGTTTCGTTGCTATTATCAGTGCTACCGGCCGGTGCTGCTCCTGGCCGCATAGATGCAACAGGACGGGACCGCGTGCCTGGGACTACGCGGTTGCCGTTCCCCTGTGCTACCATTTGCTCAGCGAGCTTCTTGGCCGCATCATTGATGAATGCAGCGAGCTGTTCCGCCCTGTCGCCTATCTCTTCTGACGTTCCGTTTCCGAGGTAGTCGATGAGGTCAGGAGGCAAGTCATGGGCAGCAGCAGCCATCAGCCTGGCGTTCGCGGATTCAGCGGCCGTAGCGCGCTCTTCCGCAGCCTGCCGGGCGTCGGCAGCTTTCTGTAGTTCAGTCTTGCCGGCATCCTCGATGTCCTTCAGCTTTGCGGCTGCATCCGAGTTAGTCCGGGCGGCACGTTCGTGCCTCTGGGCCAGCTTCTGCCAGCGCCTGACTTCCGCCTGTAGAGTCTCCGGGTCTTGCTCCTGCATGATTCCGTGCAGCTGAGCTTCAGCCTCGGCGTCCTCAGCGGATGTGTCAACAGTGCTCTGGCCGACGTCGACCTCTCCGGTTTCGCCAGTCTCGACCTCTGGTACAGATTCGCTCATCGCTCTCACATCACCTTCCTACGGAATAATACCTGATCCGGGGCGCTAGGGGAAGCCCCGCGCTCGCCGGTAGTTACCCGCTAGTAACCTGCCACTACACTGACTCTACCAGTAGCGGCCCTGAGTTGACAGTTCTACGCTTGTTGAGCACGTCCATGATGTCCACTCGCCACCAGAACGCGCCCGGTACTGCGTTGTCTGTCGCTGGAATGGAAAACTGCGACATAGTCGACCCGGCGTTGGCAGGGTCCGCCACGACCGGCGACGTGAATGTTATGACAGAAGGATCATTGTCCGGAGTGGTACGATCGTTCTTATACCAGAATTCTGAGTTCATCCCGGTACCGTCGGCGATACCAGGAAACCTAGCCGTCACTACGATGTCATTCCCTCGCGGGACGAACAGCGTCAGCATATCCATTAGGTCACCTCCGCACTAACACTATTGGTTGTAACTTCTCCGTCAGCACTATTTACTGCTATACTGACTCCAACTACCTCCACATCTACACTCGCGGCCGGTAGGCCCACGTCTATCGTAACGCTAGGCGCAGGGTTCACGAACACCACAGCAGTTACTTCTGCCGGAAGGGCACCCGCGATGAATGGCGGCTGGATAGCTCCATCGGCACCAGACACGGTGATAGACAATCCAGATACTCTGCCGATACCGGCAATCCATCCAGACGCCGCGCTCACCGATACTGAGCTGCCAGAGATAGCAGCCTCGCCGGCCATAGTGCCGTCGGCCTTGCTATGCGTCGACGAGAAGCCAGCAACGGCCGCAGCCAGCCTGAAGGAGCCTGACGCTGAACTGACCGCGGCCGCACTGCCGGCTAGCTCTTCCAGGAGCGTTATCGCTCCGCTAGCCAGGCTTGGCGTAGCTGAACTACCGGCAACCGGATAAGTCACTCCGCCAGCTACAATTGTTACGTTGCCAGAAGCCGAGGACGCCGAGGACGCGGAACCGCTCAGCCCCGCGAGCGCGCCGATAGTACCACTTGCAGTAGATACAGTAGCGGAGGAAGCACTGATGACAATCTGACGGACTACGGCTCCAGAGGCCGCTGAAACCGTTACCGCAGAGCCGGACAGCACGCCCATTAGGCTTACTGTGCCGTTCGCAGACGACACGGCCGTCGAGCTACCCGCAATAGCCAGCCTAGCCGTTACCGCGCCGGTGGCGATGGATGCTGTAGACGAGAGCCCGTTGACATCATAGGTCTGCGCTCCCCCGGCTATAGACACATTGCCGGATGAAAGACTGGCGGTTGACGACGAGCCCGCTACTATCGCAATGAGTGTTATCGCACCGCTCGCGCCCGATACCGTAGCAGACGAGCCGCTCAGCGCTCCGAGTCGGCTGATGGCACCATTGGCGCTGGAGACCGTCGCCGACGAGCCAGAGATTACGAGGATTGCCGCTATTGTGCCGCCAGCGCTAGACGCGGAGGACGCGGAGCCAGACAGCGCAGCGAGAGCCCCAAGTGCTCCGTTAGCAGATGAAACAGAGGCAGATGAGCCGGTAATGATAATGTTTGCGACAACGGTGCCGCTCGCGTTCGACACGGACGCAGACGAGCCCGCTAGCGGAGTGAACTTGCCTATAGCGCCGCTTGCCGCTGATACAGTGACAGAAGAGCCGCTAACCGCCTCAAGGAGAGCAAATGAACCGGACGCAGATGACTGGGATACGGAGGAACCAGCGATAACAGCCTGTAGCGTAACCGCACCAGCAGCACCAGACACGGACGCCGACGAGCCAGACACGCGCTCGATAAGGGCGATCGTACCACTAGCACTAGATACAGAAGCAGACGAACCAGATATACTACCGATAATAGCAATTGTACCGCTTGCGCTTGGCGCTGCGGCCGACGAGCCGGCCAACGGTGATTGCCTGCCTATCGAGCCGCTGGCAGATGACGTAGCAGCAGAAGAGCCTGCAATGATATATGTGAAAATATACCCGCCAGGCGAGAATGTGCCAACTACGGCAGTCCCCGGAATGGCAGGAGTTTTCATTACTGGCCTATACGCTCAAGTACTGAGCCAAACGACGTTAGCGTGCCGGCAGCAGTGGCCCACGCAGCCGTTAGCTCGATGGTGCCAGCAACGGAAAGGTTCGCCGGAGTCGAGGCATTCTGGCCGGCGAGCCCAGCCGTAGAGTTGCCGCTGCTTCCTCCGCAAGCGCTTAGGTTAGCTCCATAGACCGAAATCCCAGCCTTGGTAATTACCTCGACTGCCCCTGATGCCCCAGGAGTACCAACAAAGATATCAGATACGTGCCACCAGCAGAAGTTAGATGACAACGGTAGCATAGCACTACCGACTCTAATTTCAGCCCAGTTTAGCCCAAATGCCGAAAGCATGAAGTTCAATGAACATGCAACCGAAGCCCAGACTCCACTACCGCCTGAACTTAGACGGTATATTGTACCGGCAATAGCATTGTTGGCGGGAATCGGCCATGACTTGCTTAGCTGATACCAGTTTGTAGTAGATACAGTAGTCACCACGTAGTTGGTGGCATCACCCTGGTTGGCGGGGATAGCAGAAGGCGACTGCTGGGCCAATAGCCCCATAACTCCAGCCGATACAGTCTGGGCTATAGTAAACCCAGCCGTATGTGCCACGACCGCTCCCTCGGCTCCGCGTGTGACAGTTAGGGTAGTGCCGCTAAGATTGGTCCCCAGCATTATCTCGCTCGGTAGCGCCACGTCATAGAAGTGGAACTGACTCGGCGGCGAGCCTGCGTTACTTACCGGCGGCAACTGGGCGTACCCTCCTGCTAGCGTCCACGTCTCGACAGTACCGGCCGTTGGAGTAGTCGTGCCGCCGGAAGAAACAGTGACCGGCGTTGTGGGCGGATTGGCGAATAGCTCGATGACCGCTGACATGGCTACAACCTCACTGGTTCAGTCATTCTCTCCAATAGCACCAGGCTCATACCTCCGCGCTCAGCACACTCTTTACATATGGCCATTCCGGACGCCGCGAGCGCCGCGTGTACCGGACACAGCCATACCTGGCGCGTATGCTGGATCACTCCGCACACGCGCCGGTATAGGCTCGCTGGCGTAGCTCCGCAAACATCATGCGGCCCAGTCAGCGCACTACACGGGTTCATGCGAAGTATGCCTAGGTCTGGAACAGCCAGCTCCAGTTGTTGGATCGCCACCTCACACCTGGCCTATACCTGACAGATAAAGCCGACGCCAGCCGATCCAGTTCCGGCCGCAGCCTGCAGCGAGTCGCCGATGGCCGGCGTACGCGAAGAGGCGAGCAAGAACGCTGCTATGGTGTTCGCAGCCGTACCGGACACCGCGTTGCAGCATATGCCCCAGTTACACGTACCAGGCGCGCTGGTGAACGGTCCCCATGTCATCAGGGCCGTATTCCAGATCTGGGACGGAGACGCGGCAGTGGGCACGGTCGGCCCGTAGTTCTGCCTCGCGTATCCGCTCGCGGTCGCGTACTCGTTGATCGTTGCCCCGGCCATGGTGGTCTCTGTAGACTGGAGCACACCGGAAGTTGCCGCCGTAGAGAGCGCCATGTAGGTGGCCGCAGCCGCTGGGCTTTGTAGCTTCAGGAACACGGCGTTAAGCGCCTGAACCTCCGCGTACTGGAATAGCTGGCCTGCCGATAGAAGTGTCACGTCACGCCTCCTGGAAATGCTCGTTGAATATGTCAGGGTCGACTGTCGTCATGCGGTCGATGCCCTTGGAGTCGGTCCAGTTGATGATGGGCCAGCCAGAGTCCTCGTCGAGAGCGAACAGAGTTACCTCGGCCCCATCTGGAAGGTCCAGCTCCTTCATCTCGGCGGTAAGTTCACTGCCCCTGGCCATGTGGCCAAAACCACGGCCGTCCTCGTCGCCATATGCGTAGATGTGACCGACCATTAGATTAGCCACCGGCTTGCCGCGTCCCGTCTCGCGAACTGGCTTGTCATAGCCAGAGTGACGGCCGTCGTTAGTTGCCATTACTGCCCTCCACTTTCATTTGACCCGCCGATGGAGCCGTCCGAGTTCCAGTTATCAGGAATGTGACTGGTCGCGCCTAGCTCGCGAGCCCGCCTCATGATATAGCGGCGGACTACGGCGTGATCGCCCTTAGCACGGCCGACCGCCTTGATAGCCTTGTCGAGGTACGCGACGTTTGGTATCGGGAAGCGAGGTGCGCCGCCCGACTTTGATGGAATTGCCTTGCCCTGCGCGCCTAGCCGCTTCCTGCCTGCCACAGTCTCAGGCGCTGGTGTAGTAGTCACGGTTACCTCCAGTACTCTTCCCATGCAGCTCGAGCTGCAGAACCCGACTTGCCTTTCGTCACTTTAGCCCAGTCCGCGCTCAGGGCTGCGTTTAGCGGGGCCTGAGTATGATATACCGGCTGGGCAACACAATGGCAGTAATCATGTGAATGAAACTTTGTGTCCTTCGCTTTGTATGGTCCCCGCGCTGCGTACATCGAGCAATAGCTACAGGCATCGGCATCTAGTACATACTCCCAGCCTCGCGCGTGCGGATCGCGCGGAAGCGCCCCAATGACAGTATCCCGGCCTCCCATAAGGGCAAATCGTGCAGCGGCCCCGCTCAGGAGATTCCGCGCGATAACTGAAGCATCGCTAGGGCTTAGCTTCTGCTTATTAAGCTGATGATAGAACGAACCATTGGCCAGGCTACCGCACAGATTGCTAAGGTACTGCCTATCCAGGGCAGAAGGTGTTACCCTGACCAGGCCATGCCCGTCGATATGGTGAGTATTGCGGTAGAACCGCGAGGCGCTAGCGGCCGATGCCCGGTAATGCTGCCCTATGACACCCTTGATATCCGGGCTAATGTCATACCAGCTAGCCGAGAACTGCTCGGGATGTATATAAGCATCCCACAGACGCCGTACGACATGAGTAACCTGGCGCCCGATTGCCTTCTGTTCCTGCTGGTACCTGGCCCTGATAAGGCTTAGCGGGTCGCCGGTCGCCGCGAGCCCTCCCGGCGTGCCGCTGGCCGGTGACGGGGACGGGCTAGGAACCGTTAGCGCCGGGGGATAGGCCATCGGTACTACCCCCTACGTTTCGAGGGCTTAGATTCGCGCCCCGACATTATGCGCTTTTCCGAAGAAAGCGCTCCATTAAATGCACAGCGACACACAATGCCGCAAAATCTTTGTTTTCTTCCTGGTCTCCTGGACTCAAATAGTTTCCCGCATAGCTCGCACACACTGAGTCTTTTTGGAGGTTTGCAACTATATTGGATTGGAGGACTAGGAACGCCATATCCGATACATTCGCGACGCTCTTGGATCCATATCCTGCATTCATCCATATTGTCAAATATATTATCGCTCTTGATGCCGTTACAAATATGGCATGAAGCTGCCCAATTATTTTCAGGGTTGGCCCTGAGATATGAGTAAGGAACCATATGATCCCATTCAAGCCTGATATACTCCGGCTCGCCGTATCTGTATACGACTTCATCAAGAGGAATAAAGCAGTATAGACAACATCCACGTTGCGCTATCAAAATGCTAACTTTAGTTTCACAGTCTGGCTGCCTTCTGTCCATAACTCCTATTCTACCGGAGAGCGCCGGTCTCGCGCTATACGGGATCATGCCGGTGTACCTGGAGGCTGAACAGGCGGAGCCTGGGTAGGCAGGCTACCTGCTGGCTGCGTAGGGAGAGGTACGCTGCTGGGCTGAGGCGGTGCTGAACCAGGAGGTAGTGCTCCTGCAGCACCAGGCGTTTGCTGGGCTGCGGCCTGGACGGCGAACTGGATAGCCGACTGTATGGCAGCCTGGGCCTGCTCTTCCTGCCGGGCCTCTAGCCAGGCGTTGACATCGTCGGCAGTAGCACCGGGGATGAAGCGCCATAGTTCCTCAACCGGGACACCGAGCATCTGCGCGGCCTTGCCGAGCCCGTCGATGGTCGCCGCGAAGGCCCTGGCGCTGGTATCGCGCCACATGACCTGAGCGTTGGTATCGTTCCAGATACCCTTGTCGCTCGCGGCGAGTCCAGTCAGCCGACGCACGTTGCGCCAAGGGTCGGTAAGCAGAGCCTGAAGCTCATTGACCTTCCGGTCGAGCCCATCCCGCGCGGCTGCCAGGGCTTCGGCACTGAGGTTGGCGACCTGTCCTAGCAGATGGTACGGCGGGACCTGGGTAATGGTAGCCATGTGCCTGATATCCGACTCGCGGACATCGATGTACGGTTCCAGCCTGGTTTCCTGGAAATCACCGAACCGGGTAGCCGGGTCTTCAGCAGCCCATACCCTGTCGACGCCCGGCCGGAATGGTGCAGGCTCACGGCCGCTCTCGTCGGACGGCGCCATACCAGTTATCCAGCGCTGGCGGAACGCCTGGAACTGCTCGGCCATCATTAGGTTGAACGTGCTAAAGTTGATCTGGTCCTGGATCGGCATGATCGGCTCGATTTCGCCAGAGCAGTCCGTCTCGCCGTCCAGGTCTATCTCGTACAGGAACCGTACCACAGGGCAGACGCCGAGGTCATGCGATGCTATCGGGTCCTGCCCGTTGAGATTGGGGTCAAGTGGATCGGCCATCGTAAGATTGATAACGCCGTCCGGCGTCGATACACCAGGCTGGCTCATCATGATATAGCGCGTTGACTCGTCGTACAACGTTATCATGATCTGCTTCTTGCCATTGGTCGCGTTGGCCACTACCCGGACCTCGACCGCAACCTGTGGCCACTCATCGTCAACGTCATCGGCGTAGAATGCCGTCATCCGCCGAGGGCTTACCGGCCTGATAAGAGGAACGTTCTGCGGCTGCTCGTTGTCGGTCGATAGCTCGCCCGGCAGCACTACTACGTACGCCGCTCCATACTTGATGACTGACCGGTGAACGCCATGCTGCCTAGAGATCATGCGGTTGGCCCGGAATGAATCCCAGGAGACATCTGTTGTCTGCGTATTGGCGGTTTCAATTGTCGTCTGTCCCGAGGGCTTAAACCCGTCAACATGCAGGTTCTGCGAGATGACCGAGGTAATCAGCGGCAGGAAGTTGCGCTTGCCCTTTTTCATGATCCAACGATACTCAGAGTTGACCCCACGCGGCGCGTAAGGCGGGTCGTGTCTGCCCCTGATATACTTGCTGATCCGGACAAGCCGAGTTTGTTCCATGGTACGCAGCTGGAGAACCTGGTTGGCAATAGTTGTCACGTCACCTGGGTCAATTATCAACTGAAGCTCCAGATAGTTCGCTTAGATGGCGATGCTGCCTTTTCCTTCTGCTCTCTGTACTTCTTGCTAGCAAGTACGAGCCTACGCGCGTGCCTGGCTATAATCATGGATACACAGCCGTCAATCTTGTGAGGCGACTTCGGTGCTTCCTTGCTTATGCTTATGCCCCAGCGGTTGGGCCGTCTCCGCGCGTTGGCAACATGACGGCCTAGTATGCTATCGCCGTCATGGATGAATCCGAACGGGTTGGACTCAATCTCGGACAGCACCATCTCGCACGCCTGAGTAAACTCTCCCGTATGCGAGCGCATATCCCAGGCTACCGGCTGCGGATCACGACCGCCAGGAACCGACCAGATTGATAGGGTATCATCTTCTGTGAATAGAGCACGCCAGGAAATCTTGGTTGACTCTTCCCACTCGTTGACATCCGCAAAGAAGGCCCGCACATTCCAGCGATCCCTTGCGGCCCGGACTGTATCGTCTACCTCTTCGATAGGGATTCCACGCCTGCCGCCGTCCGTCTCCCAGATTCCAATGGTGAACACGAAGCCGGTCTCGATATGACAGCCGATGAGAGCGGTAGAGTCATTGATACGCGAGCCGTCGAATCCTAGCGCGATGTCATCCTCATCGTCAATCCTGAACTCTGGGTCTGCCATACGCGCCCATAGCTGCGGAGTGGTCCAGGCGTCATCGGGCGACGTCGGCCAGTTCAGGTAGAATCGCTTGGATATGTCCAGCTTGGTCTTAGGGGAAAGTATGCGATTCTGCACGATGTCATCGGCGTCAACCCAGTATGCGTCACCATAAGCGTAAGTGACTCCGCGCTCAATGGATTTATCATTCTCAAAGTCGATGTCAGGAGGCGCCATACGCGCATCATACAGAATACGGCCGCGACCGCGCAGCCTGCCCTCTTCCTGGGCCACCCAAGCATCAAAAGTAGATTCAGCAATGGATTCCCTTCCTGGCTCCCAGGCGTTGCTCGTCTCAACGAGCCTGTTGCCTCTCTTACCTACGTTACGCTCTAGCACCTCGGACAGTTTCACGCCGCCGTTGTTAGGCAAGAAGCTCTCTGTCTGGTCAAGGATGGCAAATGTGACGAGCGCGCCCTCTTCAGTGGTCGGGCTACTTGTTATGATCATAAGCTGGCCGCCGCCGGGAACATGGAAGACAGTCTTGCCGGTCTCCATGTCATAGTCGTCGCGGATACGCGAGCGCTTAGGCAGCATAGCCTGGATCATGCGCATCGTGTTAATGTTCGCCTGGTCCTGGCTCGTCGCCGCGATCTGGACGAGAGGCATGCTAACCGGACGGCCGATACAGCCGCCGATCATCCGGTTGTCGAAATGGTCGAGGCGTACCGGCGCGAGCAGCTCGATCAGCGCCATGACCGCGGCGAACGGCGATTTGCCTGCACCCTTTGGATAGCGCCGCACGCCGTGATAGAACATCCAGCGGCCTAGCTCATCGAGAGCGTACCACCATAGCAGGAACCTTACCTGGCTCTCGATGAACTCCCAGCGGTCCCCCGCGTACTCGCCGTCTGGCTGTCGAAGGTACTTGGAGGCCCAGTGTATAGCCTCCCATCCAAGGGTTAGCTCTGGTACACCGTCTGGCAGGGTTACCGTCCGGTCGCGCGGAGCTACCCGATTGCTCACGGCACGCGTGGCCCTCCGCGTACGATACCGATGAGGCAGTAAACGGCAATGACGATTACTGCCACAACAATTATCCAAGCCTGTGTCTGAGTCATTGTTCCTCCTACGGTCTCGCTGCCGCCTGGGCTGCCTGGCGCTGGAGTATGCCTATCAACTGCGCCCTCGACTGGCCGGACTGGGCCCGTACTCCCCTAGTGTTTAGTTTGCCCTGGACAGGCCTCAGCGTAGCCCGCTGCCTTGCTGACGCCTGAGATGCCGCCCTCGTGCCGGCAGCCGCCGACTGCTTCGCCTGCGTAGCCGACTTCTTGGCCGCTGCTGCTTGTGCCCTGATAATCTCCCTAGCCTTGGCTAGCACCCTCGCGTACATGATCTGCTGCGGCGTCGGTTTACCTGTGGCCGACTTGACAGTCATCTCCTTGGAGATGATAGCCAGAGCAGCTTTCCACGTTGCAGGCGGAATACCAGGAGGTGCCTTGCCAGTATTCGACGGAAGCGCTGCGGATTTCTTGCTAGTGGTCTTGACAGCCGCAGTCTTCTGCTGTGCGCCGCCTGCCGCCCAGCGCCCGTGCGCCTCGCGTAGCTCGTTCTGGCTAGAGATCAGGGTCATGGCGATGCGCTGACTACCACACCTACTGGCGCGCCGCCGGTACCGAGAGCAGTGACATTTGCCCGTATTGCGCGCGCCCTGACGTTCAGGCCAGCGACGGCCCAGTTAGGCCCGGTTGCCACGTCCGCGTCGGTCCAGGCCAGGACATCCGGGCTCGTCTGGAGGTGAGCCACGGCGTCGACAGGCCCTGACAACTTCATTGCGAAGTGGCCGAACGTGTTGCCTACTCCTGCGTCGATGGGAGTCGTCGCGCCGATCGCTGCTACTTGGGATGACTGTATTGGCATTGCTACTCCACTACATGTAGGCGGCCATGCCAGTCCAGTACGGCCGCGTCTGCTGCTTCCTCGTCTTCATCGGTCGGGTCTGGCTCTTCCAGCTCGATACGCGAGCGCTTGCGGTCGGTGATGGTGCAACCAAGGCGCTCAGATAGGCGCACGAACTGGGCGAACACTGAGGCGTTGTATGTACGCAGGAAGACGTCATATGCGCCAGCTGCCGCAACCGCGGTGGCCCAGTCGCTGGGCTCGTAGAACTCGGATTGCCCCGACAGCTTGAGAGACCGGAACCAGCTCTGTGCCTCCGGCTTCCACTTTGGGTTGACGCCGGGGATGGGCAATCCCTCGCGCGTAGTCGATACCCCGCGCGCGACCTGAATGTAACGCGGGTCGTCTGCAGGGCCGGTCGGACGGCCGACCCTCTGATTGGGCCTCTTGGCCCTGTTATTCCTGCTCTGCACCATTGCCGTGTCTCCTGGTGCAACCCGGCAGGGTTGCTTGCACTATGTCCTAGGGCGGCACACAACCTTTGCCGGGCTGCACACCAGAATTGCTTTACAGGACGGTTCACCTCCTCCTGCCAGCCTAGTCTACCGGAGGAAGCCGGGCGGGCGCTAGCCCCGCGCTCGCGGGCCTAGATGACCCTGGTCTTGAGGTGCCCGACTCTCGTGGCCGTGTCTACAAACAAGCTGAATCCTGCGTCAGCGAGGCGCATACAGAAAGTAATGTCCTCGCCTATCATTATGTCGCCCATCGGCATACACTGAAACCACTGGGATGCGCGATTGGGGAAGCGCTTCTCAATCTCAAGGTAGACATCGCGATGTACTAGCAAGGCTCCGGCGCCAACGGCATCTACCTGAATACATTCGCCAAACGGCCAGTCGGCGATGGACTGGAACATGCCAAACGCAGTTGCTGTATCAGCGATGCGCCGGTACATCATGGGGAATGGAGACTGGCCGTTGACGTACATCAGTCCGCTGATGGCTTGCTTGCCAAAGGATGTCAGCCTTTCAATCACATTTGGCGCGAAGACAGTGTCTGTGTCGCACATGTATAGCCAGTCACGTCCTGAGTCTAGGAAGGCCCGCACGAGCCGGTTGCGCCCATCAGAAACATAGACACCAGGGTCTTCATCCAGAACCAGGGCATCCTCGTATGCCTCGGCCTCACGTACTGCCTTCATGAACCTCGCGTGGACCATTTCGCCGTGGACGTAACCTATAGCAACTGTACTCATGCGTCTAGTATAGCTTACGCGAGCTTGATAGTCTAGCTGCATGCGATTGCAAAACTTGGCCCGCAGTTTTGAACAACCCCTGCTTCGCCGGTCCCAGTTGTGCGCATGCACTGGGGTCCACCCCCACCCGACTGCAGATGGCTGTAGTCGACCGTCGCTGACCGCGCCCGACTGCGGCCGGCTGGCGTCGACGCGAAGGCCGCCCTCCTGGTCGACGGCGGTCGACTACATCCGAGGGCCGCCGACTGCCGACGCCTGCGCTGGACTCTAGTTGACATGACTTGACTATAGTTGACATGAGTTGACTGCAATTGACATGACTTGACATGACTTGACCATAGTTGACATGACTTGACCACCCCTGAGCATAGTTGACATGAGTTGGCTGCAGTTGACATGACCTGACTTGACTTGACATGACTTGACAACACTTGGCATGACTTGACATGACTTGTCATGACTTGACCCTCCCTGAGCATAGTTGACATGACTTGACATGGCTTGACATGAGTTGACTGCAGTTGACATGACTTGGCATGAATTGACAGCAGTTGACCATAGTTGACATGACTTGCCATGGCTTGACCGTAGTTGTCATGACTTGACCGTAGTTGACATGACTTGACATGACTTGACCGTAGTTGACATAGTCGACCGTAGCCGACCGTAGAACAGTTAGCGCGGCTAATGTTAGCGAGGCTAACTGTTAGCGAGGCTAACTAGGCTGCACTCGACCGTAGTCGACTACACAAGTCGGCCCGCCGTGTAGTCGACCGTAATCGACAGCAGTCGACGACGCTTAAACTCTTACCACCCGAGCCGACTGTGCTCGACCGTTCCCGACTGTACTCGACTACATTCGACCGTAGCCGGCGCAAACTGACCGTAGCTGACTGCCTCTGACCGTAGGCGTGCAGCTACGAGTGTAGTCGACGGACCTAACTTCAGAAAAGTTCGCGAAACTGGCCATTTTCGCTTTACTCTGCCCGCCGACCGGGTAGAATTGAGCTATCGGCGCGAGGGACGCGCCGGGGAGCGCGCGGCGAGGCCGCGCGGAAGGGTAAGGGCCTAAAATGGCTAACGAGTACGCGAGCTACAAGACCAACGAGATTTCGCCTACGCTGAAGGCGTTCGCGGAATGGCTTCGTATCGAAACCGGATACGACGTCGACGAGAGGTCAGTCGCGATGGGCGGCGGGGTGCTGCGGACCAAGTTCCAGCAGTCCGAGTGGTGGAAGAACGATTCGCGGAACTACCTCGCGAACGTCGAAGCCAACCGGGCGGCCAAGGACGCGGAAGCGGCCGCCAAGGCCAAGGACGCGCTAGCCAAGGCTACCGCGCGGGTCAAGGCCGCCGAGGACAAGGCCAAGGCGTCGCTCGCCGCCGCCAAGGCCAAGGAGGCGGCCGCCAAGAAGCTCGCCGACGCGGAGGCCAAGCCCGAGGGCAAGGCCGCGTAGGTCGAACGGGGAAACCCGGCCGGAGCAATCCGGTCGGGTTTCCTTTTGCACGCCATGTAGTCGACTACAGTCGACGACATCGGGCCGCGCGCCGAGCCGAGCCGAGCCGGACATGTAGTCGACTGCAGTCGAGTGCGATTGACCTTCCGGCCGCGCCGGGCATGTAGTCGACTGCCGTCGAGTAGTCGACTACAATCGACCGTCACCGTGTAGTCGACCGCAATCGAGTGTAGACGATTTTCCACGACCGTACGCGACCGTTCGCGATGTAGTCGACTACCATCGACGGACCTAACTTTAAAAAGTCCCATAGCGCGATTCGCGCGGCCGCAGGCGCGACCGGATAGAATTGCCTTAGGCGGTCGCGAGGGACGCGAGCCGACCGGAAAGGATCGAAAATGTCTACGACGACGACGACGCGAGTTGCCTACGACGGTCGGGCGAGGTGCTACGCGGAGGGCTGCCGGCGACGTGCTACCGTCGCGCTTACGCTCGTGTCCGTCCTAACGAACCCGGCCGAGGTGCTAGAACGTACGGACCTACTTTGCCTAGCCGGAGCTGACTACGTCGAGCAAATTTTCGATCGCGAGCGCGCGAACCCGATCTAGGCAAAACCGACTAACCCGGTAGGTTTGGTAACCTGCCGGGTTTTTCGCGCGCCAGAAAAAGTAGGGCCCTAGAGCATGCATTCGAGCCCGCATGTAGTCGACCGTACTCGACCGTATGCACCGTAGCGTTATGTAATCGTTACGCGAAACATGCAGGGATTCGGGAATTTTCCGGGCCGTCCGTACGTTAGTACGTTCGTACGTAGTACGAACGTGGAGCTGGCGGTTAGGTCTACGCGCGGAGTGCCGCGCGTCGGCCGGCCGACCGGCGATGCAACCAAGGAGTGGTCCTGAATGACCAAGGAAGAACGAGAGCTGGAGCTGGCTCTGAAAGAGCTGGCAGAGGCGCAGGCCGACCTAGCACGTATCGAGCGCGGCGAGACCAAGCGTGGGCGTCCGCGTGGTAGCAAGAAGGACAAGGCAGAGACTGCTGCTAAGCCGAAGCCTGCCAAGCGCAAGCGCGCTCGCCGCCGTACTGGACACGGTTACTGGCCGGCGGACTGTACCATTAAGCCGAGGGGCGAGCTGGTCAAGGTTCTGCCAGTGAACCTGACGGGAATGCCGCACCACCCGGTAACACCGTGGACCGATCCGGTCGAGGGTAGGCACGAGTGCCCGTCGTGCAACGGTGAGAAGCTGGAGCAGCTGCGCCGGCAAGACCGCATCGAGACCATCGCGGCGCTCGTGCGGCGAGGCGCCAGCCTAGATGACGCGATCAAGGTGACGTCGTGAATGAATTCCTATCCCAGATGCAAAATGACGCGCGACGGATTTGGAGTGGTCACTGGCATCCCCAGTCGGTGCCGTGTTCTACGTCCTGCCCGATGGGTGACCCGAAGTCCGCTGCGGTGTTCCGCCGTGTACTTGACCAAGCCATCGTGGGGAGGTAACGCGATGGGAATCTGTAAATGCGGCGAGGCGGCCGCCAAGCACTGCCAGTCGTGCGGCGCATGCCCGTTCAACGACTGCCCGTACTGGTGCGAACCTGACGAAGACTGAACGTGCATTCTGGATCAATCCCGCGTCCGATCGTACGCGGGTGCGGGGCTGGTCCAGTCGGGACGTTCCCGGCCCGTCCAATTTGAGGAGCAAGCAAAATGGACATCGAAGTAATCATCGACAGCATCGCTGCCGGCGAGTTCGACACGGTGCTAGAGCCGATGGTCGAAATGCTGCAGGCTCGTCGCGAGATGCTGCGTGAGCAGCAGGGCGCGCACAACAAGCTGGAGTTCGTGCCGGGTACGCGGGTGGAAACCTGCGGCAACCTCCGGCCGAGGTACCTGCTCAACATCCAGGGCACGGTCAGCTACGACCAGGACGGCGTACGCCGTGGCGACCTCCGCGTCCATATCGATGAGCTGTACCGCCGACGCATGGGACGGTACAGTTTGATCCTGACAATACCGGCCTCGTGCCTCCGGAGGGCCTGATGGCGCCGCATCCCGCGTTCGTTAAGCACTCTGACTGGGCGTGTGTCCGCCGCACGGTCATCATCACCATCGCCGTGTTCGGCGTGATCCTCGTCATGCTGGGCCTCGTCTCGCGAGTCATCACCGTGGACCACTTCCACGGCGCGTACGGCGTGAGCATCGGCGTCAACAACGACTACATGTCCATCGGGAACAAGTTCCCGTTCATCACCATGGAGCACGCATCATGAGCCACACTGACCGAAACGACAAGCAAGAGCCGCGCGAGCGTCCGTTCCCGTACATCCCGCGTGGCGTGGCGATCGTGAGCACCGGCCGCGCGAATGGGCCGGATGACAACGCGGCGTACGTCCGTGTGCTGCTGCTGGACCGCGATCCGGACTACGCTCGTGCGGTGGCCAGGGCCATGGACATCATCAGCGATCCGGCGGAGGAAAGCTGGGGTGCTGACGGTGGAAGATGACCTCGGCCTCAACTGCGACTGCTGCAACTGGATACTGACGCCGTTCTGGCGTCGTGCGAGCCGTAGGCGCTCGTGGAGAACATTCGGCATCCGCGTACTGCGCGTACGCGGCTAGTCCATCTGCTGCCGGGCTCGACTACGGACCCGGCAGCGGGTAGGCTTGCCGCGAGGGCAGGCTGGAAGGAGCAAGACAATGGGTAACGCCATTGGGATGGTCATCGTGGCCATACCAGCCATCATCATGTGGTGGCTACCGACAATCATCGCGCACAAGCGGCGCGTCCACCACATCGGCAGCATCGCCGTGGTCAATGGGTTCTTTGGATGGAACCCCATCGGTTGGGTCGTCGCGCTCGCGATGGCCGTAAGGAGCAAGGCATGACCGGGAAGATTCCGAAGTACGGCGCACACTTCAGGCTTGGTAGCGCAGAGTGGCACCCGACGCTAGGCAGTTCGCTGTACATCCTCAAGAAGGACGGCTCGTGGTGGATCAGGTCGGACAAGACCTCAAAGCGCTGGCAGCTGTTCCATAACTCGCTGCCTGTCGGCAAGGTCCAGCCGAGTCTCACCGAGGCTATGTCCTTGATGCTTGACGGCATCGACCAAGGCTTCTACATCATCGAGGAATCCTGATGGACATGACCATCAAGGTGAGCCCTAAGCTGTTCAAGCGGCTCGTCGCGCTACGAGACCGGCACGGTGACAATACCATCGCCGATTACCTCGACCGCATCACTGAAGGACCGGCGTGGAGCCTTGGCGTCGATGAGGAACTTGCCGAAGAACAGATCGACGGCGCATGGCTCTTGTCCATAATCGGCCCGGTATGCAAGTACTGGGAAGATGAAGATGCCGTAATATGTGGACACGGTAGCTGCTACGAGATCATGTCGGAGCAAGAGCAAGATGAGGAGCGTCATCCGGACGCATACCCGTACGGCGAGCCGTGGGGACCTGACAACCCCGCGCCTGGCTCGCCGTGGTGGAATTCATGGAAGTCATGGAGATCATGATGGATCAACACTACACCGACGCTGAACTTGAAGCGGCGCGCACCAAGGCGCTAATCGAGTCAGCAGACAGCGTCAATGCCCAGTTGCGGGCGCTCGAAGATGACTGTCCGTGGTGCCCGTTCGGCGGCACGCCGCTGTGCTGCTCCGTGGACCCTAACACTGCCAAAGGAGGGCAAGAGTAATGGAGTGCAAGATATGCGCACCGTTCGACTGCGATGACCCAGACCGTCACCTGGGCGTGCCCAGCGAGTACACCCCGCTCAAGAACCGTGGGTGCCACTGCGACGCCGACATCACCGGCCGAGACTGCATGTGCTTCGAGGATGAGTCGTGATCCTGCGTCCGGTACAGGTCTCATCTAGACAGTTCAGCTGGTTCAACGACAAGCGCATGTACGTCGCGGAGATCAGTGACCTCGGCGGCCGGTTCGGGCGCGTGTATGATGACGCGTGCGACGTAGGCCTGACCGTAGTCAGCCAGTATGATGAGCGCGACGAGATCGTGTTCGTGGTCGACCACACCGAAGTCAAGGACGGCGACACTCTCTGGTGGGACTTGAAGCCTGCCAAGCCATCCGACAAGAACTGCGGCTTTACCCTCCGCGTATTCAACGACTGAGGAGCCATTATGGCGAAACTCTACACGGTCCAGCCAGAGTACGTCTGCGAGCAATGCGGATCGCCTAACCCGATTAAGGTGAGTGCAGGCATGTACCGAGGCGAATGGGAGCTAGTGACACGATTCTGGGAGATAGGTACCATGACCGTGCTCGCTGGTACGTTCCACAAGCCGTGTGTAGACAGGTACATACGGGAAAACAGGATCTGATGATCCTACTGCTGACGGCCGTGGTCGTACCCGTATGGGGTGCGGCCACGGCTTTTTGCTGGACAAGGTTCGGGAATAATTCCGGACGTTCGGACGTTCGACCTAGAGAAGCTAGGTCGCGTGCAAAGGAGCAAGATGAACGAACATGAAGTCAAGAACGGCGAGGATGCAGCGTTCTTCCTGGCCAACGAGGTCGTGAACGAGTACCACGCCTTCCCAGTGGTGCAACGTGCAGACCTCGGCAAGAACATACTGTACATCAAGCTGGACACGCAGTGGTACAGAATCACTGCAAACAGGGTACTTAGCGGCAACATGACCCAACAATTGGAGGACCTAGTACGATGACCGAGCAATGGGATCGGACCAAGCTCGAACAGCTCGTGATCGAGTGGTGGCAGGACGAAACACCGAAGGTCATGGCCATGGTCGATGGCTGGCTGAAGCGCGGCGACGGAGCAGCCATCTACCGCAACAGCGACCTCGGGCACCGTGACGTCGGGCTGCCCAGGATCGTGAGCTACGGCTCGCCGACCGCTCAGCTGGAGGTAACCGACCCGCCGACTACGCTGCCAGATGGCATTCCTGCCGGCGCAATCAACTATCGCTTCCAACTGGAAGCCGTATGTGGAGGGCCGTACAGTGGATGACATCAACTTGAAGGACAGCAACTTTACCACCAAGGCAGTCTCTGCGGTGTGGCGTGCATTTCGGCAGAACGAAGCGACCCTGGTGAGTGATGCGCATGCCGCTATCGCCGCTATCGTCCCTGCCAGCATGGCGGCGAAGGAGCCGCGCGTCCTGACCATCAACGAGGCCGGCCTGCTCGCTGACCTCATGCGCGGCGTCCAAGGCAACAAGAAGATGCGGTACTACCCGCAAGGCGCAGACGGCGACACGGAACACCCCATGACGGCTACACTACGGGCGTTCACCCATGAAGGCGGCGGCGTCTACTTCGAGGCGGATGGTGACATCCGTGACTCGTTCGTCTGGGCCTCTGGGTTCACGGAGCACTGGTTCAAGGTCAGCGACCTCCTGAAGGCGCTGGACAACCTAGACGGCAAGCTCGGCACAGACCAGCCGATAGCCGTCATTGAGGAGAAGTAACATGAACACCAAACAAATGTCCGACCTACTCAGCAAGATCGCCTCCCGTGTGCACGGAGATGGCACAATCAACGGTAGCGGGACTGCTCCAGTCCAGCTACGCATCGGCTACGTCAACAATATCTGCCTGGGCGACGGCATAGTAATCATCGACGCACCGGCAGTTATCACCACGCTGGTTTATGAATGGGTGGATCTGGAGAACGCCGAAGATGGTCACGTCTCCATGTCAGCTGGATTCGGAGGCTTGCTGGTCCGGTAACTCAACAACAGGAAGACAGCAGCCCGGTCCCTCCGTGTATGGGACCGGGCTGCAGTAGTTCCTTCGTTCTTTCGTACGGTGCGCACCGAGGCCGGCCGTACGAAATTACGAATAAAAGAAATGCTGCTACGGAGTCCACTTGCCGGTGGTAATGACGGGATGCCAGAGGCCGAGCGGCCAGAACGCGACGGATATGATGTACTGTATCCAGCTATGAAGAGCCATGCTGACGCTAGTAAAGCTCTGCGACGGGATATGCGGTGGAGCGGTATTGATGAATATCCCCAGGATGAAGTAGAAGCCGACCAGTATGCCGGCTGGGCTGAACAGGGCTTTGAGGAAGGACATAACCTTCCCTTAATGCTCAGGAGAAGCCAGCCAATAGCGCAGAACAGCGCACAGTAAAGCGGAAGCATAATACACCTACCTGTCCTTGTTGGACTTCCCTATCTGCATGTACCTCGCGTACGACGCTCACGCGCTCGCCCGGCATACGGACTTCGACGCCGGTCAGCGTACCACGGCCGTCCCAATGAAGATAGAGGCCGTGCTGCGCTAGGTATGTCGTGGTTACCTGCTCTACGCCAGGCGGTAGCGAGCGTATGTCGATACGGACCACGCCTGCTTCTCTGTCGATGTCGACGTACATCAGTACTCCCGCCTGTTGTTGCGCTGGTTCCTGTGGCCTTCAGCACGCTGTGTCCGTCCCGCGCGCCTGGCTGATTCTTCGACAGCACTTCGGCCTTTTGCCCTGATGGCGCCTCTAGGCATGACATGCTCCCACGCCATATGGTTCTCTTCACGCCGTGACATAAACGGCCAGAATCCCCGCGTCCCAGTCTGAGCCTCACGCTTAGTCTGGACTTCATCCCTGACCAAGAAGTTTGCGATGGCCCTATGCTCACGCCTCGTGAATATCACTTTTTGTCCCGACTCTGCCTAGAACGGTCAGCCCCGCGCGAGGTCCTATCTCGTGCAGCAGCTTTCTTGTCCTGGACTTCCTTCCTGGCAAGCCCATTGAGAACGGCCCGGCGAGCGCGACCTGATATGGCACCGCGGCCCCCACCGTAGCTTTTGCGGTCATTCTCAAGCTCCATAGCTTTGATGGCGCGATCGTCCAGGCCGGCATTTTCTGGCCTGGTAAAGCTGCGGCCACCGCCAAATGAAAGGAATTTGCCGCTATGCTTCCCAGACAGGAAGTCATCCAGGAACTTGCCGGTAGCCTCTTCCCTCTGGCGCTGAGCCGCTCTTGCTGCACGATCGCCAAAGATCAAGCTGCTTGAGTGAGCAGACCGCAGAGCCGGTCGAAGTCATCGGTGCCTGGCAGTTCACGGAACCGCTTGATCACATCAGGCGTCGCCTGGATCACAAGGACTTCGTTCTCGCTGGCGACGGCCTCGCGTACGCGGCTGTCTGCCCACGGCATCTCTGCCTCTAGCCGGTCTGCTGCTTGCTTGGCATTCATGTCATGCCTTCCTGTTGTTGGTAGCGCCCTGTACGGTCAGATACCAGGCCAAGCAGGATCGCAACGGTCCAGGAGGTCAGCAGCCAGGCCGCACAGGGCTTAACGCGAGCGTACCCGATCCCGGCCGGAAACGCTAGCCCACTTGTACCGCCCCAGCTAGGCGCTACGGCCATGCGCCTTAGCGTACGCGACGTGAATGTCTCGTGGCAGGCGGGCAAAGTCACTGACATCGTAACCCTCATCCTTGGCCCACTGCCTGATATGGCGGACTGGTGCATGCTTCCTGTCACGCTTAGAACCACCCACTGGCCGTAGCTGCGGAGGTGCCTTCGGCTCGTCGTCATTAGTGATAAGGCTAACGACCTTTGTACGCTTCATGGCCTGGGTCCTGATGAACTCAATACGCTGTCTGATAACGTCCCGTAGCGACCTTAGCGTGTCCATTGGGAACAGGAGCCATGAGAGCGCGCCAAAGGCAGGCGAGGCCGCATCGGCACGAGCCAAAGCCGAGCGCTTCGCCCATCGTAGGTGAATCTCATAGACGACGGCTGCGGCTATTGGGAGGCTCGCCCATAGCAGCCAGGCGCCATTGGGCTCATGGGTGATCCGCGCATGGAACGTCTGGAGGTACGCGCCTATGGCGACGAACACTCTAACGGCCGTTCTTGGGCCGGAGCCATTGAGTCCCTTCTCAGCGTACCGTATGGCGTATGTAGCCGCCAATAGAGCTACCCCGTCGAAGCAGGTACTCATGGCGATAGCGATCAGTGGAGGCACGCCAAAGTAGCGCGCGATGATGTAGAACGAATAGCCCGAGACGCCCAATATGGGCACCAATATGATAACCCATAGGAACTGCCCGGTTATGGCGCTAGCTCGCGCCCATGAGAATTGGTTCATGGCCTGCCTTCCATCGGTTCTTACGGATACCCTATCGGACCTCCCATCGTTCGTCCGTTAGGCTCGCCGGTCGCGCTATCGGCCCGTATCCCTAGCTGGGGCTATCCCATGACGCGCCGATAGCGCGAGCCGATA